TCACATGCAATAAAAATTGAGTTCCAAGGGGGTGAGCCGACGCTGAATTGGGTAACTCTCACGACGACTGTTCTTTATGCAGAAAAAGTTAACGAAAAGCTGCGGAAGAATCTGGATTTTGTTATCTGCACAAACATGGTCAATATCAACACTCAGCAGTACGAGTTTTTTAAAGACCACAAAATCCACATATCAACGTCTTTGGATGGACCACGTGAAATTCATGACAAAAACAGAATTCTAAGAAACGGTGGTGGCACCTATGATTTATTCATCAAGAACCTTCGCAGCGCAAAAGATATTCTCGGTCAAGATCAGATTAGTGCATTAATGACCACGACAGTTGATAACATCGATCACATTGACTCGGTTATCGACGAGTACATCAGGTTGGGTTTCAGCGGTATTTTTATTCGACCGCTTAACCCTTATGGCTTAGCAGTTAAGAATAAAGCATCATTAGGCTATACAACCGAACATTTTGTTGAGAGATATGAATCTGCACTTGATTACATAGTTCAACTCAATTTGAAAGGCCAACGGTTTATTGAGTTTTTTACGAATTTACTTCTTACACGTATTTTAACTCCATTCTCAACAGGGTTCGTAGATTTGCAGTCTCCATCGGGTGCGGGTATATCTGGGACAATTTATGACCATAATGGCAATGTATTCCCCTCTGACGAAGCTCGTATGCTTGACAGGATGGGGGACAGAAGATTTTATTTAGGGAATGTCGTGCAAGACTCTTACGCGAGCATTTTCGGTGGTGATGCGCTTCGTGAAATTACGAGTAAGTCATGTGTTGAGGTGATGCCGTATTGCAGCACTTGCGTTTATAGGACGTATTGCGGTGCTGATCCCGTTCGTAATTATTGCGAAACTGGTGATCTTATCGGGAGGCGACCAGACAATGGTTTCTGCAAAAAAAATAAACTGGTTTTTGAGCTTTTGTTAAAGAGGATTAAACGTAACGATCCTGACGAAATGGATGTATTCTGGTCTTGGATTTCCGGAAGGAGCTTGGCTGAAGTCCGAGGCGAGGGGAGGAATACATGATACAGTATAAAGGGATAGCACAAAATGTTTCCAGCTCGGTCGTTGCTCTTATTACACGCAATCCTTTTACTCTCTCCAGGGTAAATAGCATTTTAGTCTCAGACAATTCAACAATTCTTTCGAAGGGTTTTGCCGGCCATATTACAGCGGGTAACCCCAATAAACGTTCTTTTGCTCCACGGGTTAACGTTGATCGAAACGTTATAGATAAACTCGTTGAAGGTGATTGCGTCCTTTTAGATAAGGACGGGATGATAACAGTCGTTTGGAACAAGAGTGCATCAATGAACCCGCTGCTTCTTACAGAGATGTGTAATTGTCGTTGCACCATGTGCCCCCAACCTCCAAAGGCACACGACAGCACATTAACGGATATTTGTAAGCGTATTCTTGATCTCGTAAAAATAGACGACAATCAAACTATTTGCTTAACTGGTGGCGAGCCGACACTTCTTAAAAAGGACTTTTATGATCTCCTATCCTTAATTCGGGAAAAGCATCCTAAAGTTCAGGTTATGCTTTTAACGAATGGTAAGTCATTTTCTGATTTTGAGTTTACAAAGCAGTTCGTATCCGTCAGACCGCTTAATTTTATAAGCTGCGTCTCTCTTCATAGTGACATTGATGAGGATCATGATCGAATAGCAGGGGTTAAAAACAGTTTCTATAATACAATAAAGGGACTTCATAATCTTGCTCGGTTTCAAGAAAAAATAGAGATTCGTGTTGTTGTAAGCAGGCTGAATGCTCGTTACTTGGAATCGATTGCAACGTTCATTTACCGGAATTTTCCCTTTGTCTATCACTGTGCTTTTATGGGGATGGAGATAACCGGTCTTGCTGTCGATAATTATAAAGAGATTTGGATTGATCCTTATGAGTATCGGGATCAACTATCAAGAGCCGTCAATGTGTTGAGCCGTGGGGGAATAAACGTATCCGTTTACAATCTTCCTCTTTGTCTCATAGAAAAGAAGATCTGGAGTTTTGCCAGACAATCAATTTCTGGATGGAAAAACGAATATTTGCCGATTTGTGATAAATGTATGGTTAAGGGTGAATGTGGCGGTGTATTTTCTACATCAGGGTTGCATCAAAGCCCGTTTATCAATCCTCAATTTATTACTAAAGCAATAACCACCGCTTAGTCACCAGCCTTCTAAAGTCTGAGAACCATTCCCTCGCAGCGCTCTTGTACCCAAGTGCGACATGCCACTCGCCCTGCACCATCCCCGCCATAAGCAAATGCTGTACCCACCTTTTGCGCCACCACCATCCCCCCGCATTACCATGACCATCCCCACAAAAACACCATATCCACTGCTAAACCACAACTAATTTCACAAAAAATACTTTTCCCGATTTATTTCTCTGTACTATTACGCGCCAAAGAGCACTAAAAACGGAGAAATTATGCCAGATGGAGATAAAACCTACACCCAAGCCGAACTCGATACCGTAGTACAGGCGCGAATTGACGCTGCCACTGCTGCCATAACGAGCCAGTTTGACGGCGTGGACGTTGCAGAATATCAGCGGTTGAAAACTGATGACACCAAACGCGCCGAAGATGCGCTGCTTGCCAAAGGACAATACGAGCAGCTCCTTGCCAACACAGTAAAAGAAAAAGATGCCGCACTGGAAACCTTCAGCAAAGAATCTGCTGCCAGAGAAGCCGCACTGCTTGCACATCTCGAACGAAGTGAAGTTGATGGCAAGCTGCTTGCTGCCGCTGGAAAAGCGCATCGCCCCGATCAGGTTGCAGCGCTTTTACGTGGCTCAATCAAGTTCGATGCAAAAACAGGAATAGCCGTAGTTGATGCACAGGGCAACATTATAAGCAAAGACGGCAAGCCACTCACCATTGACCAACACGTTGCCGCCTTCCTTGAAGCCAATCCGCACTTTCTCCCCGCTATGCCGGGTGGCGCTGGTAGCCAAGGCACGGTAAATGGCGGTAAGTCTGCTGCTGCTGCAAGCGGTGATCCCGCTGCCGACAAGCTTCGAGCACAATTTGAAGCCCTCAAAGGGAAGAGATAACCTAACCACAAACAGCTACCGCAATGGGACTCATTTACGACGTGTCTGCAAAAGACGAACTTTCAAAACTTGTTCTCGATAACATGCGCAAAACCGCGCCGCTCTTCGAGTATGTCCACTTCTTTTACCAACCCGGCGGCTCTGCATTGATTCGTTCAGATGCGGATGTCAATTCCAACGCTCTTTTCCGTACCGTAGCTGCCGACTTTGCTTCAAAGGCTGATGCTGTACCAAGCTACGCCTCTTTCGCCCTGAAGATTCTTGGTAAAACGATGCGCCTTGACCGCGCTTATGAAGAGCGTGGCGGAGACGTGCCAAGTGAAATGAAGCGAGAGTTGGGCGCGTTCGGTCAGACACTTGGGCGCAACCTGAGCAACTACATCATCAACGGCGATGCTACCCAGACACCTTCACAATTCAACGGCTTGAAAAAGACAGTTGCCGCTTTAGCTGCAAGTCAGACACTCACCGCTACTGGCGTTAACGGTCTGCAGGTTTTGACTGGCGTGAGCGACACTGCAGTATCAAGCCAGCAGAAACTTGTTGAAGCCTTACAGGTTCTCATTGGCAGCGTCGCTAATGGCGCACAACTGCTGGTGATGAACAGCAGCGTTTGGGGACGGTTGTCCACCGTAGCTGCTGCACTCTGTAATACCGAGATTGACAAGTTCGGTCACAGAATCATGAGCTTTGCCGGTGTTCCTGTTATTCATGCAGGCTTCAACTATGACGGCTCTGAAGTACTGCCGCAAACCGAAACAAAGGGCACCAGCACGGACTGCACCAGCGTTTACGCGCTTCGTTCAGATGAACAGGCTTACTTCTCGCTGATGACCACCAAGAACGGGTTGAAGGTTTACGACATGGTTATGAACGGGAACTTCTACGAAACCACCGTAGAGCTGCAAGCCGATTCACAGGTTTTAAACGCGCGGTCAATTGCGGTTCTTCCCGGCGTTCGGCTTGGGTAATTGAGTAGGCAGAATGCAGTTTTATTAATGTTCAGTATCACAAGAGGTAACGTATGGCGGCGACGACTGGTAAATGGAGTGACGTGATTTCTACAGCTCCCGCGCTGATGCGCTCCATTGGTGATGGTGTTGCCTCCATGCCGTTGCCTGCTGATGCAGTGGAAAATTATCCTGTTCCTGCTGATGCAACCTATGCCATTATACGTTGCATCACTGGTGCATACTGTGCTTACAAATTCAAGAGCACCCTTGACACTGACGATGTTCAGTATTACAATGGCGGTCCCTTTCTTGACTTCGTTTCCGTCGGCAACACCAATACCGAAAAGATACCGGTAGGAGCTACAGCCATTTCAATCATTACAGGCGATGCTTCAGTCATTACTATCTCTTTCCGTTAACCCGACCAACTGATGCCATACTCTACCGATGATGATCTCCTGAAGTATCAGCCCTATGTTTTTGAGCATGGGGTTACTTCTTTTGCTGCTTTCCATACCGACGCTGAAGCTGATATCAACCGCGACATTCAGGCGCTGTGGCTTCCTACACAATCAGAGATAACGATACCATTGCGCCCATCGGTTACTGACGGCACTGAAGAGGGCGCATTCGATGCGACGAAACTGAACCCTGTTCAATGGATGAAAGCCTCAGTCTTTAAGGTGCTGGCTGGTTACGTGCTGCCATCGCTGGCGGCTTCCATTGGCGGTGAAGGGTTTGTAACGATGATATCGTTCTACGGTCAACTGTATAAGGACGAGATGCAGAGGATCTTCACGGCTGGCGTTCAGTACCACGACGGCACGGCGTACACCGTCATTTACGGCACACTCAACCAGACACCACCGCGCCTGCAACGATGAGCAAAACCTATAACGAATCGCTCACTTCCTCAAAGCCGCGAGGGTTCAACACCAAAGGGCAAGAGACACCTGAAGGAGCTTGGAACACTCGCGTTTACTTGCGCCAAGTGGTAGGCTTGTACTGGGACATTGACATTCCAGGGAGCCGGACATTAGCCCTTGAAGGCACGGGCGCAATTATCCTTATGTGGGGTAAAGGATTTCCGTTACAGGTGAAGTATCAGGAACAACACTACACGACCGTGTTCACTGACATTGGGCGCTATGACTTGACCATCAAAGGCGATGTTCACCTGGTTACTAAGTTCTCGAACATTGGGCACCCCTCTCTTTGTGGCACGGTGAAAGGGTACAAGAACATGGAGAGCCTGACCGCATTAGAGCTTTATGGCGGGCACTTCACGGGAGAGCTGGACGTTTCAGCGTGTCCGCTGGTGACGTTGGCTATACCTGATTCTCCAGTATCGTTGAACTTTGACACGTTACCGACAACGCTTACCCACATTGACCTTCGCGGCGCGAATGGGGTAACGGGCGACCTTTCGACCATGCACAACTTCATTGGTTTGCGATACCTCGACGTGTCGGGGTCATCGCTGACGTATGATGTTAACGCACCATCATCAATAGCCACTTGGACAGATGGCATTCATCTTGCCTTAGCGGATATTGGGCTTACTGGCGTGCAGCTCTTCACGATAGTCAATATGCTTGTTGATTCTGGCATTCATAACGGCTATCTGGACATCAGCGGCACTAACGCCGATTTTCCAACAGAGGAAATGTACCTCGTGGACGCTCTTCGGAGTGACGGCTGGACAGTTTACTGCAACCCATTAGTGCTCGGTCAATCATATTACGGTGGTGTGATCGCGTACATCTACCAAGCTGGCGACATCGGCTACGTTGCTGGAGAGGTTCATGGCATCATTGTTGCGCCTCCTTCTGCGGATTACGTGACATGGAGCAATGTTGTTGACGAATCCGTGAATGGCACTCTTCCCGACATCGGCAAAGGCGCACTGAACACAGGGCGTATTATTGCACAGGCAGGGCACACAACCAGTGCCGCAAAATACTGTAACGACTACGTTTCACCCGACGGGTATGCTGATTTCTTCTTGCCATCAACGAATGAGTTGTTAGCCATAGCTGCAAACGGCGCGTTTCTGGGATTTGTGGATGGCGCATCGTTCTGGTCATCAACAGAGACTGATTACCCTTATGCAGACGCTGTTCGTTACTCAGTTGATTATGGCGCTTATGCTGATTCAGATCCCAAGAGCACTGGCGATATGAACAGAGCGCTTCCTGTTCGATACTTCTAAACACCACAACACGACAATGGAACGAAACGACTTTTTCGGACTTATAGCCTCTGGTATGATAGGAGCACTCACGAACGTCACCCATGCGCTGTACAAGAGAACGTGTGTAGGCAAGCGTGAACTACTGATACGCCTTGTGGTGTCGCTGCTGGCGATCTTCCCTGCTTATCTGGTGATTGAGTACATGAACATAGAGAGGGATCTTGCCTTTGTTGTCGGGTATTTAGCGGGCGTGCTTGGTGACAGGGTAATCAGCGAAATCTACCGGAGAGAGAAAGACATTTTCAACTTTTTCAGCAACAAAACAGGAGCGGGTAAATGAAAACGAGTGCACTAGGGCTTGAACTCATAAGAAAAGCTGAAGGGTTGCGGCTTGAGCCATACATCTGCCCTGGTGGTAAGCTGACCGTAGGGTACGGACATACAGGCGCTGACGTTAAAGCGGGCAAGAAGATCGACATCTTCGCTGCCGAGATTCTTCTCAAGGCTGATTGTGCACGGTTCGAGAAACAGGTAACGGCAATGGTAACAGTTGACCTCAAGCAGCGCGAATTTGATGCGCTTGTCTCTTTCTGTTACAACCTTGGTGGTTATAGCCTGAAGCGGTCAACACTCCTGAAGAAGCTTAACGCTGGAGACCGTGACGGCGCGGCGGCACAGTTCATTCTCTGGACGAAAGCTGGAGGGCGAGAGCTGAAGGGGCTTCGTATCAGGCGTGAAGCGGAACAAGCGCATTTTCTTGGAATCAAGGAATTGGACTCATAAAACAATTATAACCGAACCCATGAAACATCTCCTCATTTTCATCACACTCATTACCGCTTACGGGTGCAGCCCAATTCCTCAATTAGTAGCGCCAAGCCCTGTTTCTGCCACTGCCGTTTCAACTGGCGTGACCTTCAACAAGATTTATGCCGGTAGCGTTGCGACGTGCGGGTCACTCTATACCGTTATTGAATCGCTGTATAAAGGCAATAAGATTTCCAAAGCTGAAGCAGTTGAGCTGAAGGGGCGCGTGGACGGGGTACGTGCTGCGCTTGATGAGGCTCGCGTACTGCACCTGACGAACTCCCCCCGTGCAAGGGCGGCTCTCTCTTCGGTACTTAATTCCCTCTCTATCATCCGTGAAGACGTGATGACTTTTAAGCAGCGCCTTGCTGTGTAACCATAAAAAACCAACACCATGAATATTGTTAAAGCTCTTGAATCTCTTTCAGAAATTGTATCAACTATTGAGTCGGTGACCTCACATGTGAGTACTGCTGTTGAACTTATTTCACTGGCATCGAAAGAGAACAGGGATATTACCGATGCTGAGTTGCAGCAGATCATCGCACGGGCTGACCTGTCGCGAATGTCTCTTGAAGGCGCACTTGCTGGATGATTGAAGAGCGTTTTGCCATCAACAAAGCCAAGATGCTTCCGCATCAACGCGCCTTCTGGGAGCTTCCGAACTTCGTGAAGCTCCTGATTGGCGGCTATGGGAGTGGTAAGACGTACATCGGCGCACTACGCGCTATTCGCAACAGCTACATCAACACTCCTGTTCCTCACCTTCACGTTTCACCAACGTACAAACAGGCACGGAAAACAGTCATAGTCTCAATAGAGGAGTTGCTTGATAAGGCGAACATACGGTACACCTTCAACAAAACGAATCACGAATTTCATATTCTCGGCTGGAACGGCACTATCTGGATAGCATCCGGTGACGATCCTTCCAGCTTGAAGGGACCAAACTTAGGCACGGCTGGCATTGACGAACCGTTCATTATTGACGGCGACATTCTCAACGTGGTACTTTCGCGCCTTCGCCATCCTGAAGCGAGAGTGAGAGAACTCTTTATGACGGGCACACCGGAGCAACTCAATTGGGGGTATGATCTTGCTCAAAATGTTGATGGGCGCCATGACCTTGGCACCGTTGTCGCGCGGACTGCCGACAACATACACTTGCCTCCTCAGTTCATCACGATGCTTGAAAAAGCGTTCGATGAGAACCAGCGGGCGGCGTACATGAACGGTCAATTTGTGAACCTCACTGCTGGCAGGGTGTACAAATACTTCGATACGAAAAGCTGTATTGTGGTGAGACCGAAACAGGACGGGCTCAAGTATCAAGCTGGCATTGATTTCAACGTTGACAATCTGACCGCTGAAATATTCACTGTTTACGCTGATGGCACGGTTCACTTCTTCGATGAGATCCACCTGACCAACTCAACGACGTATGAGCTGGCGGACGTGCTGCATGAGAAATATCCTTGCATTACTGTATTTCCTGACCCTGCAGGACGGGCACGCAAAACGTCATCGGATGCTACGGACTTCGCCATCTTGAAAGCGAGAGGGTTTCGTGTGGAAGCAAGTCAAGCGCACCCTCCTGTAAAAAGCAGGGTGAACGCCGTGAACAAGTTGCTGCGTGAAGGAAAGTTGACCGTTGGGAACTGCCCTCATTTGATTAAAGACCTTGAGCTGGTAAGCTGGAAGGGCGGCGACATTGATAAAAGTAACGAAGCGCTTACCCATGCTTCTGATGCTGCCGGATACCCTATTGAAAAACTGTTTCCTGTTCGGATGCCGAAACGGGAATACATACAACCAACAAACTGGAGAGTTTAACCATGGCGACAGGGAGTGATATTCTGACGGTGACGAACAAAGTTTACCTTGCCAATATCGAGAAATGGCGACTGAACAAAGCTGCGTTTCAGGGTGGTGCCGACTGGAAGGCGCAACAACTGCTGTACAAGTATCGAGCGGAAGAAACGACAGATTACGATACCCGCATTCAACAGACTCCCCTTGAGAATCATTGTGAGAGTGTGATAACGACTTATGCCGGGTTCATCTGGCGCGACCCCCCTAAACGTAACTTCGGGAAGCTGGTCAATAACATCAACCTGAACAAACTCATCACGAATGCTGATATGGACGGCACGCCACTGCATGAGTTTATGAAGACCGTGCAGATATTTGGCGGGGTGTATGGCGTTGTGTGGGTGGTGATGGATAAACCGGCTTCTGAACATATTACAAAAGCTGATGCGCTTGCTTCAGGGGTTCGCCCTTATGTGCGTATGTTCACTCCTGAAGATGTTATAGACTTCGAGTTTACCGCTGCACCAAACGGCGCTACATTGTTAAGCTATTTGAAGACAAAGACCGAGGACGATACAAGGAAAGGGCATACCGTGACGGTGATTGAATGGACTGCGGATGAGATTGTTACGACAAACCTTTTGGAAGGCGCGGTAATTGGCGTGGAGACGAAACCAAACCCGCTCGGTCTTATTCCTGCCACGCTCTATTCAAACCAGAAATCAACGGTTCGAGGCAAGGCGCTTTCTGACATTGAAGACATTGTTGGAATGCAGGTTTCCATTTACAATGATTACTCTGAACTGACTCAGATGATACGGGGGAGCAACCATAAAACGCTGGTGAAGAATCAAGGCGACCAAGCCACCACTGGCGCTGGCGGTGTTATTATCATGGATCCTGATTCTCCATCGGATAAGAAACCCTACCTCTTACAGGCGGACGCTGAAGCGCTTTCTGGCTTGCTCTCTGCTATCGAGAAGAAGACTGAGGCAATTAACCGCATGGCTCACCTGACACCGGTTCGGACGTATCGGGCACAGGTTACTTCCGGCGTGGCGATGGAAACGGAGTTCCAGATACTCAACACGTTGCTTGCTGGCAAGTCGGCACAGTTGCAGCTTTGTGAGTATCAACTGTTTCAGATCTTTTGCGCTTGGGAAGGGATAGATGCTGAAGCTGTTGGGTATGAGGTGGCGTACCCGCTTCGCTTTGAGTTGCGAGACCGGAAGGCTGACCTGGAGTTTCTTGCTTCGGCGCGTGCCGTTGCGGAGAAGATCAATTCGGCGACGTTGATCAAGGCCTTGAATAAGGAGCTGGCGCGGGTGAGTTTGTCGGATGATACGATGATTGAGAAGATTGATCGGGAGCTGAATAAGAAGGTGGTGGCTCCCGCTTCGGCGGCGTAGAGGAAGGCTGTACTCAGCGTTGCGATGTCTTGAAGCAAATGTAATGGGCGGTATTTTCCGCTCTTTACATTTTGCGCTCTTTGTGTATCTTTACACTGTACTCTGTGTAATGATACTATGACTGAGAGTAAAGACTTCGCCTTGCTATGAGCTGCTCTGCCCGAGCTGACGAGCGGCGTTCTGGCTTGTGGAGTTGCCAAGCCGCAATGTACCCATGAAGCGGCTAACGGAACAAGACAGCAGCGGGCGGAGGCGAGATGGCAGGGCGGCGGACGTTCATGGGGGGAATGGATTCACAGGCGGGTATTTGTTCCGACATCACCAGAAATTTGAACAGTTTTTTAGATTTTGTTCCACCCTTGTTCCTTTAGGATTCACAGAAAACCGCAAAGCATTATTTTAAAGTAGTTTAAGTGATGTGTATTAAATAACTCCATATTATTCAATTCAAGTTGATAGAGTACAGCGGTCATTTGAATGGAATAGGAGAGAGTATCACAAAGATGAGATTGGTTCACGCGTTAGGTTTAGCCCCCTGTATATGGCACTCATAAAGGTCAATGATTTTTCATCCGCACTGAAACCGCACTGGTTTTCCTCACGCACCAATGATGAAGATAAACGCTTGCAAGCTGAGCTTATTGCATCGTGCGAACTCCCGAGGCATATTGCCATTATTA